TATGATTCTATCGTGTCACTATGTGTGATACATTGGGCAATCTATTTGAAGGTAACAATTAGATCCACTTGCCCCGTGGATTGTTTGAATTGTTTGCACTTTATGTGCACCGTTAAGCTGGACCCAGCTGGAAATCGGTCATGAATTGATAATTCTGACCTGCATCACTTGATGACTTATTCATCTGATTTATGTCACTGCTTAATGAAGTTTTGATGGAGTAATCGGTGGAGTAATGGCCCTACTAGCATGGGCACGAGGGTAATACCAGTTAAAACATTGCTTCTTTGGTCCGTTCCCCGGCGGACACGCAGAATTGGTGAGTACGAGGGTTGGCACCTGAGGACTACCACCTTGCTACCGGAATATGGAATGAGTATTGAACGTGAATGAAAGCTTTAGCTAATTGAAACGCTATGTTTGGGGTATTCAAAAACCTTAGTCCTTTACGGGACTGTAAGACGTAAAAGCGGCTCTAGTGGAAACTCACGGATCAGTGGATTCGTTTTGACAGTGGTGCAGGAGACTGCCCACTTTTCATCAAAAGTACTATGAAGTTTACTTTATGGCTAGTCGATACGGGATATCGTACTTTTGGTAATGTGAGTATGCCAAAGGCTCACACCCCCACTGAATGTGGATTATGGAGGAATGTTGATTTACAGTACACAGTGCTGAGTTGTCTTGCTGTTTATGCGAGATGGACTTACTTGTGTTATTGTTTCTTGTTTGAGCGTCATGTTGGACACACGCTCTTACACACCCCCCAATCAGGTGAGATCACCTTGAAGGAAGCCAATCGCCAGAAATTTCGGCGAAATAGGAAGGCTCCTCGTGATAGGAAGAATTTCACCTCCACCCGTAAAATCCCGACCCCCCCCCCTTGTCCTCGATTGAAATCTACCAAAGTATTTGCCCCTCAAACGGGTGATGCTCTTGGATCAGTGCCCAAAGAAGTGTTATGCCAACGTGTAGCCAGTAGCTTCGGCCATCTGGATGCATGTAGTGTTGCACCTGCGCATTGCGAAGATGATGACAATCGCACCCTAGGCAGCAAAGACCAGATCAGCGTTGCTTTGGATGCAGTCCGTAGTACCTTGAGTGAGGTGGCGCAAGCCCAAATTCATGATAAGTTGTACTCGCGGATTGAGGATTTGCTATTCTTTTTCTTTACGATCAAAGATTGCACCACCACGACCAGTTTTATCGCAGCATGTTTCTCGTACTTTAAGACACATTGCAGTGAAAAGAGTTTGATCTCCACATTGATGGAGAACCTCACTACTGTGTTGGGTGGAACTTTCGAGCCCCAGACCGCAACCGCTGCATTTCAGGATGAGACGCCGGCTTGGTTGAATGCGATGAAGACCATCAAAACGAACTGGCAACTTGTTGTCAAAAATGAAGGTTTCTCAAAGATCTCGTATGTCATCAGCCTGTGTCTTTCTCTTGGATTGTGCGAAGCTAGTACTTTCGATTTCGACATTGGAGGTATGAAGCTTTTTGCGATCTCCGCAGAGAAAAAGCAAGCCACGGCACTAGATTTACTAACAGCAGTTATGGACACCATCACTTTCTTCATTGAGGGAGGATATGCGTGTTTCAGGACAGGCTCTTACAAGCCCCTGTTGTATGGATCTCTGGATGCCGAAGCGTTCGAAGATATGTATGCGAAATGCTCAGAGTGTCACGAAAATTCTATAGTTGGAACACTTCAGAAGATTTGTAAGATCACTGCAAATGAGTATGAGCATCTATTGTGCAAAACGATGGACAAAGCCAAGCAAATGCTGGCTACTGGCCAATCAGTTCCTTATCAGAACATTCTGCGTAGGAAAATCGACACAATTCACAACTGGCAAGCATCCTTTCGCCAAGTCAGAGTTAATGGAGGATTACGAATCGCTCCTTACACTGTAGGCATTTTTGGAGGTACCAGTGTTGGAAAGTCGACGGTTGCACAATTGCTGATGGTGTATATTTTGAAGCGAAATGGTTATGACTGCGACGACGAATACCTATGTACTTTGGTTGAGTCGGATCGCTATCAGTCTAATTATCAAGCTCATATGAACGGAGTTTTTATCGATGATATTGGGAATACCAAAGCCCAGTTCGTTGATGACCCTGCCACCAATCAGATAATCAAGATCAAGAACAACGTCAAAACCTATGCTGTCAAGGCTGACCTAGAGAGCAAAGGTAAAGTGTCCATCGAGCCTATGTGTTTTATTACTACTAAGAACGTCAAAGACGCCGGAGCTAGTGTTTATTCTAATGAACCAGCTTCTGTGTGTCGCCGTGATGATATCATTCTAACGGTTACTGTACGTCCTGAGTATGAAGAGTTCTCCATGTTGAGTTCTCGGAAGATTAATGAAGTACACGGCTCCAGTCCCCCGCTCATTCCCGATTTCTGGATTATCAAAGTGGAGCATGCCGTTCCCATTGAGTCCAAGGTCAGAGGTGCACCAGCAAGTGTTGGCTATGAATTAGTCAAAGACAAGAAGGGCGTCCCCATGGAAGCCGTCTCACTCGCACACCTCATGGAGTATCTCGAGCACTCTACCCCTGAATACTTTCGTTTCCAGGAGAAGATTGTAGAGAATTCCACAGGACTCGGTAAGAAAATGGAATTGTGTGACAAATGTCATTTGCCCAAACTTGGTGCATGTGCATGTCATGGAAGACCTGACAAACCGATCATTGGGAAGGATGCGGACACGCAAAAGTTTTTCCACAGACTCGCGGAGAAGTATAAAGGCAGAGCTAACAGTGAACAATTGTACGCTGAAGACTCTGATGGTATAGGCACACTCACTCAGAAGTTTATCCGGTATGATGAAACAGGCAAACCGTGGTTTACTCACAAGTGTAGGAAGACGGATGAACCTCCGTATTTCAAGTCCTTTAAGTATGTCGAACCTGACAATGCCAAACCTATTCCTCCCGAGCACAAGATCGAGGAGTCCAAAGCTGATATGAAACCAGAAATGGGATCTGTTGGCTGGGCTGTTTCACGGTGCTATTACGGTATCCGCACTCGCATTGTGTCCTACGCTACTAAGTTGTGTATCAATTATACGACGCAGTGGTGTTTAGACCAGCTCGAGATGTATGAGACATCACCTTGGTTCTTGTGGACGAACTGGCTCCCCGTCGCTTGGATTGAGACGTCCATTATCCGGAATCTCATTTTCCTGACCTATAAAGCTGAGATAAACCAGCGCGTGCGGTATTCAATTATCTTGCATGCCATTAGTTTGAGTGTCTGTTT